CATATTAGACTCGGGCACTGACATGCAAGTAGAAGAAATAGCAATTGGAGAATATTGGGTATGGAACCCAAAGATTACTTAACTAATCGTAACTTTTGTCCTATCCCATGGACTGGGTTGATGTATAACTTTGACGGTAATGTTAAAACCTGTATCAGATCCAGTGCGCCCATTGGCAATATACGTGAACAAGATATAGAGCAAATATTAAACGGAGAAAACAATCAAGCAACACGTGTCAACATGTTAAACAATAAGCCAGGTGAACGCTGTGATCCTTGTTATGAACTAGAGCAAGGGGGGAATAAGTTTGATATTATTAGTGATAGAGTTTTTTACCTGCGTGAACTCAAGCAGGTGCCACTAGATACGTATGATAAGGTAAATGCGCATAGGTTAGAAAAAATAGATGTGCGTTGGACCAATCTCTGCAACTTTAGTTGTGTGTATTGTAACGCAGACTTTAGCAGTCAATGGGCAAACGAGTTAGGTATAAAAGTAGACACACCCAATAAACAACAACGAGATGACTTCAAAGCATATATCTTCAAACATGTGGATACACTAAAACATGTTTACATGGCTGGCGGCGAGCCCTTGTTAATGAAGGAAAACGAAGAACTACTAGAGAAACTGTTATTAGTCAATCCAGATGTTAATTTACGCATCAATACCAATTTGAGTCATACAAATACTCGTGTGTTTGATTTAGCGTGTAAGTTCAAGAACGTACACTGGACAGTTAGTGCAGAAACAATGGGTGAGGAGTACGACTATATACGACACGGAGGACAATGGGCAACATTCTGTAGGAATCTGAGGAAAATAAAAGATTTGGATCATAAAATTACATTTAACATGTTGTATTTTGTACTTAATCCCTTTAGTGTGTTTAAGTTTGTGGACAAGTTTATGAACGATTGGAACTTTCACCCAAACGCTTTTGTAATTGGTCCGTTGTTGTTTCCTGAGTACCTAAATATTAGACATTTGCCAGATAAGATGTTACAATTAGTCGAGCAACAGTTAGAAGAACGCATCGCAGAACATCCGGGATTTTTGTTGGAAAACAGTTATCAAAATTTGCTAAAGTATATACAACAACCGTTCAAAAAGAATTTAACAGAAACATTTAAGCAGTTAGCAGTAATGGACGCTAGACGTGGCGTTGATAGTAGTAAAATATTCATAGATCTATATAAGGAAAAATAAACATGGCAAAACCATTTGATGTAAGTAAATTTCGTAAAGGACTAACCAAAAGCATTGATGGAGTTAGTTTTGGGTTTAGTGATCCAACAGATTGGATCAGCACTGGCAACTATGCACTGAACTATTTAATTAGTGGTGACTTTAACAAAGGTATCCCACTAGGTAAAGTAACAGTGTTTGCGGGAGAATCAGGTGCAGGCAAGAGTTATATATGTTCGGGTAACATCATCAAAGCCGCACAGGAACAAGGTATTTTTGTTATCTTAATTGATTCAGAAAATGCGCTCGACGAGGCTTGGCTAAAAGCATTACAGGTTGATACTAGTCCAGAGAAACTGTTAAAACTTAACATGGCTATGATTGATCATGTTGCTAAAACTGTTAGCGACTTTATGATAGAGTACAAAACACTAGCAGAAGAAGACAGACCCAAGGTGTTGTTTGTGATCGACAGTTTAGGTATGTTGCTAACACCCACTGATGTTGACCAGTTTAACAAAGGCGACATGAAAGGTGATATGGGACGTAAGCCTAAAGCACTTACTTCGCTTGTGCGTAACACAGTTAACATGATTGGCTCGCTTAATGTAGGACTTGTGGCAACTAACCATACATATGCAAGCCAAGACATGTTTGATCCTGATGATAAGATATCGGGTGGTCAAGGTTTTATCTATGCAAGCAGTATCGTTGTTGCAATGAAGAAGATGAAACTAAAAGAAGATGAAGCAGGCAACAAGATAAGTGAAGTAAAAGGTATTAGAGCAGGGTGTAAAGTAATGAAGACTCGTTACGCAAAACCGTTTGAAAGTGTACAGGTTAAGATTCCATATGAAACAGGTATGAATCCTTACAGTGGTCTAGTTGACTTGTGCGAAAAGAAAGACTTGCTGGTAAAAGAAGGTAATAGACTTAAATACACAACGTCAACGGGCGACGAAATTAAACAATTCCGTAAGGAATGGGAACGCAATGAAGGCGGATGTTTAGACATCATTATGAACGATTGGGTAAACAAAGCCGAAGGAACATTCCCAGTATTGGATACACCAGAAGCCGTAGATGAAGTTACTATTACAGAAGAAGTATAGCGATATATTACAACAGCCTATAAATCAAATTTACCAAGAATTAAAGGCTGTGAATCGTGAAGTGTTTGCGGATAATGAGCGTATAGTATTCATTGACGATGTTGCTGATTGTCTGCAAAAAACACACATGGTTGAGTATGTTGAACAGATTCTAAGTCACTTAGATGTGGATAAATTTTTTGTTCAAATAGTCAACAGTGGCAATAAGGAAATACAGAATCCTACAAACTATGCAATACCAGACACAATATGCATGACACCTTGGTTAAGTTTGGAAGTTGATGTAGATAGTAAACTGCATCGTTGTTGTTTGTGGGATAGAGATCAAGGCACAACGTCAGACAGTATTGTAGAATACTTTGAAAGTACTGAACAGCAAAAGTTAAAACAGGACTTTCTTAACGGTAAAAAGCCTAGTGCATGTTACAAATGTTGGCAAGTGGAATCAGCAGGTGGTACGAGCAAAAGACTAACTGATAACTATGTGTTTAGAGAACACAAGTTTGATATAGACTATAATGACACTGCCACAAGTAAAATTGTAAACTTAGATATCAAGTTAGGTAATAAATGCAACCTAGCATGTAGAATTTGTAGTTCAAGGTGTAGCAGTACATGGGCAAAGTATGATAGTGTTGTTAATGTCGAGTTTAAATGGTTAGAAAACGAATCCAGTAACTTTTGGTCAGATATAATTGCTGTAAGTAAAGATGTGCGCTACATTACATTTGCAGGTGGTGAACCACTACTAGACAAGACGCATAGAAAACTGTTACAATACTTTATAGATCAAAATTTAAGTAAAGACATTGTACTTCATTATAACACTAACGGCACAGTATTTGCTGATTTTCTCTTTGATTATTGGGACCAGTTTAAGACTGTTGAGCTAAGTTTTAGTATTGATAACATTGGAAAACAGTTTGAATACGAAAGATACGGCATACCTTGGGACACTGTTAATAACAACATCAGTAAATATGTATCCAACTCAAAATATATCTTAAACTTGTACAGTACAGTCAATGCATTAAACTTAGCCAACAGTTTTAGTATATATAAGTATGCAAAAGATTTGAATATAGATATTACATTCCAACCGCTAGAAAGTCCTAAGTTCCTTTCAATTTGTAACTTGCCAAAATCTGTTAAGTACTCTATTAGAGATAAATTATTACAAGTAGATGATAAAGATTTTCTTAAAATGATACAACCATTTATATCAATTATGTTACAAAGCAAAATTCAACCTGTTGACCTTGTTAAAGGCCTTAGCGTACAAGATGGCTTGCGAAATCAAAAATTTAGTGATTATTACCCAGAGCTTTTTGAACTAATTAACTAGGAGAACAGTGAATCATCTTAAGTTTGAATTCAGTGCAACAGAGTGCAATGGGTGGCCAAAATTACAGTTCTTTATTGACGATGACTTGTATCAGGACTATGAATTTTTAGGCCCAACGGCCGAAGTAACTCTTCCTATAGATCTATTAGATGGCGAACATCTGTTGGAGATTGAGTTGTACGGCAAGACTTTTGAGAACACAAAAGTTGAGAATGATCAAATAATAGCTGATCAATTGGTCACTCTCGATTGTATGTACATCGACGATATTCAATTACCAGACATGTTCAAATATAGCGGGAGATATGAGCATTGTCCAGATCAAATTTCTCTTACATGGGGAATAAATGGTAAATGGTCTTTTGAGTTCATAACTCCAATAGTACCATGGGCAGTGACGTGTAAATTGAACGAAGAAAATAAGTACAATGATTACAGTGTTATTACATCAGTACATTCATACGAGAAAAACAATAAACTATTGGAAATCTTAGATCATATCGAAAAAGAACTAGGAAATGTTAAAATTTAACAAAGCTGTTTTAATATCGTCTGCACAGGTTGAGCCCAATAGACCACCACCTGGGTTAGGATTTCTTGCTGGGGTATGTGATGTGTGCAACATCGAATATACTCCTTATGATTTAAATGTGTACATTCTCAATGAACTAGGCGAGGTTGACTGGACAAGATTATATCACTACACAAGTCAATTTCAACAACTAAACACCAAATTGGAGCAACTAATAGATTCTGTGTTGAACAGTTTTGTTGATAAGATTAAGTGTCATGACGCTGATATAATTATTCTAACAGTTTTAACTTACTGGCAAAACTACTGGTGTCAGCGATTGCTGGAAAAAATTAAAGAAAAATCAATATCTGCAAAAATCTTAATTGGTGGGTCAGGTGTAAGCGTAGAGCATTCAGATAAAAAATCCTTTGCAAAATTTCTGTGCGACCAAGACTTAGTGGACTATTATATATTAGGCGAAGGAGATTTGGCATTAGTAGATCTACTCAATGGAAAACAAGTTGCTGGAGTAAACAATAAACACAGTAAATTTGAAACCTGGGCTCCGCAAATAGATGATTTAGATTCTATACCGTTGCCATCTTATAAGAAACTTCCAGTGAAAAATTACCAATCATACAGCGGATCTGGTGGAATTGCTATCACCGGCAGCCGAGGATGTGTACGTCGTTGTACCTTTTGTGATGTTGGAAATATTTGGAAAAAATTTAGATTTAGAAGTGCCAATCATATAGTTGATGAAATTAAGAAACATTATTATGAAACTGGTGAACTAAATTTCTTTTTTACTGATAGTCTTATCAATGGTTCTCTTAAAACTTTTGTAAACTTTATGGAAAAAGTAGTACAACTACAGCAGATTGACTCAGTATTCGAAAAAATAAGTTATACCAGTCAATTTATAGTACGTAGTCCAAAACAACATACTGAGTACATTTTTGAATTAATGAAAAAAACTGGGTATTCTAATGTACAAATAGGTGTTGAGACAGCAAGTGACAAAGTTAGATATCACATGCAAAAAAAGTTTACAACTGCTGATCTTGATTATCATATGGAAATGAGTAATAAATATGGACTCAGAAATACACTTATGATGATGGTAGGTTACCCAACAGAAACATTAGACGATTATCAGGAAACATTGGATCTAGTTAGGCGTTACCAAAAGTACTTGTTAAACGGGACAATAATTGACTTAAATGAAGCATACCCACTAACTATATTAAAAAATACACCTTTGTACAATATGGCTCATGAATTAGGAATAGAAGTAAATGACAACTACGGTAACCTGCATTGGGTATCAAAAGAAAATCCAGATTTAACAGTGAAGGAACGATGGCGAAGATTTATAAACTTTCACAGAGAGTTAATTTTGCTGGGTTATCCTCGACCAGCAGAATCACAAATATTGTATGAACAGTATCTTACCACAGTAAAAAGTCTAAAGGAAATCGAAGTATGACAATTGATGTTGATATATTAATAGATACGTACACTTTACTTAAAGAGTATGTACCAGTGAAAGAGCGACAAGCCGCCGCAGATCATGTTGTAAGCAATTTGAGCGAAACACTTGCTGAGGATGATCTAAGACAGTTTGGTTCTATAGATGGATACACAAAACGAGCTGTTGATGAGTATCTATTAGAAGACGACGAAGACGACTACGACGATTACGAAAACTGATGTGGTATAACAAAGTTGTAGCAGATCTTAGCAAGATACCAGACTTTATCCGCCACTATGAGAAAGAACTGGATGAGGCCAGGAAGGAAACCTATATCAATGGTAGCCTTGAACGTGCCGCGGCAAATTTGCCAGGCATAACAGAACACCGATTTAATCAGTTGCAAGAGATTGAAGCAGTGCTGAACTTTCTAAATATCGAACTGCGTAAGATACGTAGGAAATACTTTCAAAAATATTTAGAAGGATATCAGCGAGCACTAAGTAGTCGTGATGCAGAAAAGTATGTGGATGGTGAAGATGATGTTATACACTTTGAAACATTCATTAACGAAGTAGCACTATTGCGTAACAAATGGTTGGGGCTGATGAAAGGCCTCGAAAGCAAAAACTTCATGATAGGTCATGTGGTTAGATTGCGTACAGCAGGAATGGAAGATGTACAATTATGATAACATTTAAAAATGAATACGAGTCACACGAACACAGTTTACAAACACTAGAGCAGTTATACGAGTACGATAGTTTTCTGGACAGCCTAACTACCATAGCAGATTTTGGCTGTGGTACAGGCAGAGATGTGCAGTGGTGGGCAAACTTGATGACACGTGATGACCCACCTGTGCCACGTAACTTTAAGGTTTATGCATGCGATCATGCAGTCGACAAGTTGCTAGATGCTGAAATACGTGAATATGCAAATGTACATCCAGCAAACATTGATTTAGATTCCGATGACCCACCCCTGAGTGTACAGGTTGATTTTATTTGGAGCCACAACACATTTCAGTACATGACCAATCCTATGCGCACCTTGCGTGCCTGGAACCAACAATTGGTAGAAAATGGTATGCTGATGATGATATTCCCACA